GGGCCGACCCCGGCGTGGTGAAGTTGCTCTACGGCGCCCTCTCGATGTCCTCGATCTACGCGACCCGCCGGGGCGTGACGATCAAGACCAGCGAGGACCGCTATCTGGAGCAGGACGCCACTCTCATGGTCGCGACCACTCGCTTCGATTGCGTCACGCATGACTGCGGCGACAACGTCAAGGCTGGCCCGATCGTGGCCCTCCGGACTGCCGCTTCCTGATTTGTCTTGACACGCTAACCCATCCCCTGACCCCTGACTGGAGAATCTGAACAGTGAATCATCTCGAAGGCACCAAGACGGTTGTCAAGATCGCGAGCGTTGCGACCGACGGCGGCTCGTTCACTCACGAGATCGACACTCGGTACGCCGACTACGTCTCTGTGGACGTCTGCTACTCGACCTTTACCGCGACGTCGGCTGCTTACGCCAGCCCGCTCAAGGTGCAGGAGAGTGACGTCAGCGGCAGCGGCCAGGTCGACGTTCCCGGCCTGACGGTCGTGGCCGTCGCGGGTGTGACGGCCGGCAATCACGTTGCCCGGTTCAACGTCGATATACGGGGGCGGAAGCGTTACCTGACGATCGTGGGCAATCCGGCCAAGCCCGCCACGGTCGCCTCGGTGGCTCGCCTCAGCAAGATCGAGGACGGGCCCTACAACGCTGCGACTGCGAACGTCAGCAACTACGTCAGCGGCTGAGATCAATCTTAGGCGGAGCCAAGGACGGCTTCGACCACGGAGGGTTTTAGTCGGGCATGGATGCCCAAGCCGTCTCTCTCCCCACATAGAGGCTTGGGAATGCGAGTTGTTGTTGGTAACGTCGAGCATGATGTAAAAGTCGTCGGAGTTCTTTCGGCTCCTCGCCTGGGCTTCATGGACAATTTCTATTGTTCAATCCAGGCGTTCTCTCAGTTTGGCATTCCCATCACAAAGGGAACCGGCGCCTTCTGGGATCAGACGATGTATCGGCTTCTCTCTGAGAACTGCAAAGAGGAGACCGGGAACGACTTCATCATCACGATGGATTACGATTCTGTATACGAGCCCGACTGCGTGTCGAGGCTTGTCTCGGCCGCTCTTATCTCTGGCTACGATGCCGTCGCGCCGCTTCAGACGAAGCGAGACGACCAGCGGCTTCTATTCATGCCGAAGGGCGTCGTCGGCGAGCGAGGCACGATCTCGCTTCCCAGAGAGTGGTGGGAGAAGCCCGTCCAGCCCGTGGACAGCGCCCACTTCGGTCTGACAGTGATTCGCTGCTCGGCTCTCCGTCGACTGCCGAAGCCCTGGTTTCTCGGAATCCCAAACGAGGACGGCGGCTGGGACGACGTCGACGAGACCAAGCAGGCCAGGTTAGATCCTGATATGCAATTCTGGCGCCAATGGCGCGAGTGCGGCAACACGCTGGCGATCTGTCCGCAGGTTGCGATTGGCCATGCCGAACTCGTCATCACTTGGCCCGATCAGCGGCTCAAGGCTGTTCATCAGTATCCGAACCACTACTGGCAGGCGGGAGGGAGGAGACCACCGGAGGCTTGGGGCTCCCCCGAACACGCCACCAAATCTGAGGGAAATGCGTAATGAAAGTGCGACTACTGAAAGACTGGAACTTCCACAAAGCCGGCGACGTCGTCGACGTCTTCGAGCCGACTGGAAAGAACTGGATTACCACGGGAATCGCCGACTCCGTCGTGGAGCAGCGTGATATTCAGGTCGAGAACACAGACGGGCCGTCGCCAGGGCAGGTCGAGCGGGCTGTCCGCAGGCCAGCCGCGAGGCGACGGTGAGATACTACGAGTTTACCCGTCGATCGACGCTCAAGTATCGCTCGATCAAGCGAATCACGGAGCCGCTGATCGAGCCCGTTTCGCTCGCGGAGGCCAAGTCTCACCTCCGGGTGGATCAAGACTTCTCCGAAGATGATCTCTATATCCAGTCGCTAGTCTCAGCCGCGAGGCACTACGTTGAGTCCGTGTCAGACCGGACTCTGATCCGGAGCCAGTGGCAGATCAAACTCGATCAGTTTCCGTCGTGGGACATCGAGTTGCCCAGGCCGCCGATCACCGCCGACAACGTCGTCGTGACGTTCGTGCCGGGCCAGAACCCTAGTCTCACGCAGTCATACACAGCCTTCCGGACTGATCGGGACGCGACTCCGGCCGTGATCCGGCCCGAATGGAACGGCTCCTGGCCGACCTGTCGCGGGGCCGAGAACGACGTCACGATCGCCTACTGGGCCGGCTACGGCGACTCGGTCGCCAGTGTGCCGCCTCCCGCCCGGCACTGCATTCTGCTCATGCTGGGCCACTGGTTCGCTCATCGCGAGGCTGTCGTCCAGGGCGGCATGAATCCCGTTCCGATGGCGGTCGATGCGTTGCTTGGTTCGATAAACTGGGGGCAGTATCGATGAACGTGTCCCTGCGGGCAGGCGACTTGCGAGAGTCGGTCACGATCGAGGCCCCATCAGAGCAGACCAACGCTTATGGCGAGTCGATCTTGACCTGGGCTCCCGTGATGAATCGCCGCGCCGCTGTAAGGGGCCTGCGAACCGACGAACTCATGAGCGCTCAGGGCCTATACAACGTGGCGACTCACGAGGTCGAGTTCCGGTACGCGCCTGGTCTTAGCCCCGAAATGCGGCTCGTCTGGAACAGCCGCACCCCGGCCCGGGTTCTCGACATCGTGTCGGTCACAGAGCAGAACAATCGCGAGTCGCACCGGCTGGTCTGCAAGGAGCAAGTCGAGTGATCTCCCTCGAACTGACCGGCCTGGACGAGGCGATCGAGGCCCTTCGGCAAGTGCCGACGACGATCGGAATGCAGTCGGCCTTCGAGTCTGCTGCCCAGAGGGCTTCGGCGATCGTTCGCGAGAAGACGCCATCGGGCTTCACTGGCAAACTCGGCCTCGCGGCCTCATACGAGGTCACGGAAAACGGTTTCATGGTGGGATACTCGCAAGGCGTCGAAAAGGCCGGAAATCCTCGCCTAGATAGCGCCCGAAACCCTCGCACGGTTGGCCGCTCGGTGTTCACTCGCATCCGTCGCTGGGTGAGCGTGGACGAACTGGAAAACACCCTGGACGACGCGATCGACTCGCACTCCGACGAGATTCTGTCGGTCATCGAGAGGAGCATCGCCGATGGCCTTTCCTGAAAAGTGGCTCCGCTCTCGGCTCGACGCCTCGACGACCGCCGGCATCCATCCTGTTCTGGCCCCCCAAAATGCGGCTTTTCCGCTCATCGTCTACCGCAGGACCGGCACTCGCCGCGAGCGGAACCTCACGGGAAACGTCGGCCGTCCGGTAGCGTCGTTTTCGGTATCGATCGTCTCGTACACCTACACCGAGGCCAAGGAGATCGCCGACTCGGTTCGCCTTGGAGTCGATAACTTTACGGGCACAGCCGACGGTGTGACAATCGTAAATACGGCCTTGGTTTCCGAGGCGGACAACATGGAGCGTCCGCTGGAGGGGCAGGCCAAGCCTCTTTATCGCATCGACCAGATTTACGAAGTTCGCTATCACGAAAACGTCCAAGGAGGGGCGTAAAAAATGGCCTACGAATCCGCACAGGGCTTGTCGTTCACGTTCTCGGGTAAGCAGTTCCTGCTCACCTCGATCTCGTTCAACAAGAGCGCCTCCGAAATTGACGTCAGTGACCTCAAGACTCCGCACGGGTCGTTTCGGTCCTATCGGTCACCCCCGCTTAAAGACGGCGACGAACTATCGATCGAGTTCTACGGGATGGACTTCCCGCAGATGACCGCAACCGGCGCTCTGACTTGGAGCATGGACGGCAGCGGCACCAACTCGGCCTTGATTTCGGCTCTGCCGACCATTGCCCTTTGCACCTCCGCGAGCCTCCAGGCTGCGGCCGGTGAATTGATTAAGGGATCGGCGACCCTGCGGATCACCGCTAGTTAATTTGTAAATGAGTGCCATGATCAGCGGACAGGGAACGCAGTTCACCTGGGGAACTACGACCTTCCTGCTGACGTCGGTCTCGGTGCAGATTGGCGGCCAAGGCGGCGAGATCGACATTACGTCGATGTCGTCGAAGACCGTCCAAGACCCGGAGAACACCGGCAAGTGGCTCATAATCAGAGACGGCGACGCGGCCTTCGCCGGCGAGGGCGACATCGAGTTGTCGGTCGAGTTTATGGCAGGGACATGGGCCGCAGGCGCCCAGACGATGGTGGGTCGCAAGAAAGACTTGAAAATGTCGTTTCCTTCTAACGACAAGGGAGAAGGGCAGGGGTTCTCCTTGATTAGCAAGGCCGTGCTGAGGCAGATGAGTCTCGGCGCCAGCACGGGAGAGTATGTGGCCGGAAGTGCCACGTTTAGGTTGTCTGGAGACTAGAACCCCGAGGTAAGTGATATGGCTCTTTCTAAGAGCGCGATTCTGGCGGCGGACGACAAGAAGACGATCGACCACGAAGTCCCCGAGTGGGGCGGGTCGATCAAGTTGCGGGTAATGACCGGAACGGAGCGAGATCGCTTCGAGTCCGAGTTTGTCGGCGGCAACAAGAGCGTCGAGATGGTGCGGGCGAAACTGGTTGCCAAGTGCCTGTGCGACGACGACGGCAAGCGGCTGTTCACGGAGCAGGAGATTCCAGAGTTGGGCGAGAAGAGCGCCGCCGTTCTGGACAGGCTGTTCTCTGAGTGCATGAAGTTGAACCGCTTCAGCAAGTCCGACGTGGATGACCTCGCAAAAAACTCCTAGACCGTCCGCGCCGGCTCTTTGAGTTTCGGCTCGCGCTGGCGTTTGGGCGGTCTCACGAGGAACTTCTCGCGACGGTAGACGCTGCCGAACTCGCAGAGTGGGAGGCTTACTGGTCAATTGAACCGTGGGGAGACGAGTGGCGACAGGTCGCTCGTCTCGCTACGGCTCTGTGTACGTCATGGGGCGCGAAGAATCTCAAGGAAGAGATGATTATGCCCAGCCACCGGAAGCGAGAGCAGACTCCGGCCGAGATGTTCGCCGAACTTGGCAAGTTGTCGAACGCCAACCGTGCCGCGCGTGAAGCAAGAGGCGGCTGATGGCGACAATCGGCAGCATCGGGATCGCGTTCGAGGCCGAGACGGGCGGGCTTCAATCTGGCGTAGACTCAGTCGTTTCCTCTCTGGGGGGAATTCGCGATGCCGTCGAGAGCCTCCGCGCGCAACTGAGCGGGCTGTCTTCGCTTTCGGTTTCCCTCACCGTTGACACGGCGAGCATCGACGCAGCGACCAAGTCAGTGGCGTCGCTCAAGGCTGCCGCCGATTCGGCCAGCGCCGAGGTCAAAGTCTCGGCCGACACGGCCGCCGTGGCCACCGCTGCGGCAGAGGTAAAGACACTCGGCACGGCGATCGAGGGCACCGGAGCGGCGGCAATTCAGGCTCGCTCGTCGCTCGGCGGCCTGGCCGTCAGCACGGCCGTAGTCATTACTTCAGTCAGGCAAGCGATCGCGGCTTATGCGGACTTTCGGTCAGGGTTTCTTGGGTTCATCACGGCAGCGACCGGCGCCGACACGGCTTCTTCGGCGCTTGTTGCGACTCTTCGGGGATTAAACGGCGACGTAACCGCTCTCCGCGCGGTTTTTGGAGGCGTCAAGGCCGGCATCGATGAGATGGTTTCTGGCTTCCTCTCGGCAAGCAACATCAATGCCGTTCTTCAAGGCACACTAGGCGGCGTGCTCAGGCTCCTTGGCGTCACCGACGACGCCGTAGTTGCTTCTGTTGGGGCGATTTCGGACCTCGTAACCCGCCAGATTTCTCTGGCCGCAAGCATGACGTTGGTTCAGCGGTCGCTGCAAGTGGTCAGCGGTGCGTATGACGAGGCAACGTCGGCGATCGTGAGGTTCCTCACAGAGACCTCGACAGGCCAGGCAGTGGCCGACGGCTTGGCGAGGGGGATCATCGGGGTCGCAAGGGCAGCGTCTCTCATCGACTCGGCGGTTTCTTCGGCTGTCTCTTCGGTGCAATCATACATCACCAGCACTGATCTCATGGCTCGCGTGTCGGCCACGGTCGGAACAGCAT